GACTGCTTGACATACAAATCAGGCTGGCCTCGACCGGCAGTGTTTTGGACTCCGCCACCATTACATTTGAGATTGACTCCGCGCCGTAGCCCAGTGCCTTTTGCAGTGATAGTATATGCAGGGTCTTCCCTAAGGAGTTAGCAATGAAGGATTTGACTTTTAAGATCACCGAGGCTGAGGCTAATCTGCTCATTGGGGCGCTTGCCAAACAGCCGTTTGAAACGGTGGCTGGCCTCATCCAGAAACTGCAGATGCAGGCAATGGAGCAGCTTAACCCGCCCACCTCGTCTAAAGATCCGGAGTAACTATGGTGGCCCCGCTGGCCACCCGGCGGGGCCCTGGTTCCACACTTAACCAGGGTAAGTAGATATGGCCCCCGATACATACACCTCTACCGATGAGCGGTACTGGGAGATTGCTTCAAAGCTAAACGCCCACGAAGTAATGTGCGAAGAAAGATCTAAAGGCATCTTTGATAGGCTTAATAAGATCGAGGAGGGGGTGGAGAAGATCAATAACTGGGGCCTGTTGATTGGTTTCACATTGATTTGTAGCATGGCAGGGATTCTGGTTACCTTGCTGCTCAAGTGAGGTATCTATGGCCTACTTCAAGCGGGATCGGTTCAGTGGCATAGCTCCCGGCGTATCCCCTCGTCTGTTAGCGGATCAGTTTGCACAGATCGCCGAAAACGTAGACTTTTCTTCCGGTAGGCTTACGCCTATCACTACCGACGTAGACACCTTTACGCTGCAAAGCGGCCTTAGGCGGTCTATTTATTTCTATCGTGACACTAACTGGCTTGAGTGGGATCAGGACGGTGTAAAAGCTGTTCCGGGTCCAATTCCAGGTGACACCCTAGCGAGGTTGTACTGGACTGGTCAGAACTATCCACGCATGGGTACCGTCAGTACTATTGTGGCTGGTGGAGCGGGCTACCCCGCAAACAGTTATAGGCTGGGTGTACCGGCTCCGGCTAACGCTCCTACGACCTCTAAAAGCGGTACGGTGAACCCCGATCAAACGCCAGATGACGTGTCCTATGTGTACACGTTCGTTACTGCGTTTGGCGAAGAAGGTCCGCCTAGCCCGCCTAGCACGCAGTTTGAGCGTACGGATACCGAAACTGTAGTCATAACTATGCCTAGCGGCGACCTGCCAACCGGCAACTACAACTTTGGTACCGGTGCGTACAAGCGTATCTATCGGTCTAACACTGGTTCCAATAGCAGCGCGTTTCAGTTCCTGGCTCAGGTGGCTATTGCTACCACTACGTACTCGGACACAACTCCTTCAGCGGGTCTTGGTGAAGTCCTGCCAAGCGCATCTTGGATTGGCCCGCCAGACGATAACGCTAGCCTCTACCCGGATGGCCCTATGAAGGGTCTGATAGCCGTGGCCAACGGTGTGTTTGCAGGGTTCACTGGCAAACGGTTATGTCTCAGTGAACCGTTTCTACCTCACGCTTGGCCGGTTGACTATCGCATAACGCTCGAGGAAACGATTGTAGCCATAGGCGCAGTGGCCAACGGCATTATAGCGTTGACCAATGGCACTCCGTACTTTGTCACTGGTACTGATCCTAGTGCAATGACCGCTATTCGTGTCGACCTGCCACAGGCATGTGTTAACACCAACAGCGTTGTCGATATGGGTTCTTACCTGCTTTATGCCGGGCCGGACGGTCTGTGCGCCGTAAGTGGTAGCGAAGGCCGCGTTGTAACCGAGGGGCTTATAACCGCTAAACAGTGGAATGCGGACTTTAACCCTACTGGGTTTAGGGCCTTCCGGTACGAGAACACGTACGTAGCGTTCTGGTCAGTTGGCGGGGTCCACAAAGGGTTTGTATTCGACCCTCGAGCTGAAGAAGCCGCCATCTCCAACATCACTTCGGTTGGTGAAGTGCGTGGCGGGTACATGAACCCTAAAGACGGTGAGTTGTACCTGATTGTAGCTAACAAGATTCAGAAGTACCGCGGCGGTACCTCTAAGCGCACGCTTACGTGGAAGTCTAAGCAGCTGGTCCTACCGAAGCCTCTTAGCATGGGGTGGGTATCGGTAAAGGCTCAGGCTTATCCGGTAGAGGTTAAAGTCTGGGCCGATGGTACTTTGGTGGCCCACTATACACTGTCGTTTGCCGCTAACGTGTATACACAGACTGTTACTGTGCCAAGCGGCGTTTCAGCAGGATCATTACGTGAGCCTGTGATGCGGCTTCCAGCGAAAGTTGCCCAAGTGTGGGAAGTACAAGTCTCTGGCGAGGTTGATATCGATGAAGTCTGCCTTGCTCAGAGCATGGACGAGATTTCTGCCACATGAGTAAAGCACGCACTAACAACCCTACAGAAGTCCCTGGGTTCTCTAAGCCGCCTGCAGATATTTCGCCAGCGCTTCGGCGTTATCTTGAAAGCATAACGGAAGCCTTAGATATCCGTCTGGGTAGGCGTGGAGACGCTAGGGACAGGGCGATTACGCTGCGCGAGCTGATTGACTCTGGGCTAGCTGTTGAGCTGGGTAACAATCCGTTTAACGTTAGCGCTGCTCCTCCGCCACCTCCACCGCCTCCGCCAGCAAATGGTACCCCCACTGCGCCGACTAATTTTTCGGCTAATGGCGGCTACTCAATCATTACGTGTTTCTGGGACTACCCTAACTACGGCCCTCATTCTCATACAGAAATCTGGCGGCATACGGCCGACGTTATTGGTGATGCCCAGCTGGTTGGCATTAGCTCCGGTATTTCGTTCATAGACCCTGTAGGTGGCGGTAAGACGTACTACTACTGGGCTCGGCACGTATCCCTTTACGATATCCAAGGGCCGTTTCAAGCCGCAAATGGCGATCAAGCGGTTACTGCTGTAGATGTTGACGCTTTGTTAGCGGTGCTTACCGGCGCCATAACTGAGAGTCAGTTGTATAGTAATTTAAAAAATAGAATCGACCTTATTGATGCTAGTGCTGCAGTAACGAACTCCGTTGCATGGCGTGTAGCGCAAGAAGCTTCTGCTCGTGCGACTGCAATAAGCGATGAAGCTTCTGCTCGTGCGACTGCAATAAGCAATGAAGCTTCTGCTCGTGCGACTGCAATAAACAATGAAGCAACTGCTAGAGCCGCAGCTATTTCGGCTTCTATTGCTTCACTCGATGACGTCATGGAGTACAACAACTCTACTGCCTACAAGAAAGGCGGGATTGTTGTCTACAACGGAAACCTGTACGAGGCTAAAAGTTCGACTACCGGTAACTTGCCGACAAACACTACGTTTTGGACGTTTTTAGGTACGTATACAAACGTTGGTGATATCGTAAAAAACAACGGTTCTAAAATCGTTGAGATCAACACGATTACATCGGATAGTACTTCTGCAGCAGCGCAAGCAATTGTGGGGTTAAAGAGTACCGTAGAGAACCCAACGACTGGAGTAGTTGCTACTTCTACTGCGCTTGGAGCGTTAACTACTAGAGTTTCAACTGCAGAAGGAAACATAGTATCAAATAGCTCAGCAATTACTTCGTTGAGCGATGTTGTAAATCACCCTACTACCGGTCTTTCTACCAGGGCTTCGTCTTCTGCATTAAGCGCTTTGGATAGCCGTGTAACAGCAGCGGAGGGAGTAAACACTTCGCAGTCGACGTCTATCACGTCACTGCAGAACACTATTGACCACCCTACTACTGGACTTGCTACTAGGGCTTCGTCGGCGGCCCTGACTGCTTTAGACAGTCGTGTAACTACCGCTGAAAGTACGATAACGTCTCAAGGGTCGTCGATTACTAGTCTTACTAATACAATTAACGATCCTAGTACGGGTCTTGCTACTAAGGCTTCGTCGGCGGCCCTGACTGCTTTAGACAGTCGTGTGACTAGTGCCGAGGGGACTATAACGTCTCAAGGGACGTCGATTACTAGTCTTACTAATACAATTAACCACCCTACGACTGGACTTGCTACTAGGGCTTCATCTTCTGCATTAAGTGCTTTAGACAGTCGTGTGACTAGTGCCGAGGGGACTATAACGTCTCAAGGGGCGTCGATTACTAGTCTTACTAATACAATTAACGATCCTAGTACGGGTCTTGCTACTAGGGCTTCATCTTCTGCATTAAGCGCTTTAGACAGTCGTGTAACTACCGCTGAAGGTACGATAACGTCTCAAGGGGCGTCGATTACTAGTCTTACTAATACAATTAACGACCCTACTACTGGACTTGCTACTAGGGCTTCATCTTCTGCATTAAGTGCTTTAGACAGTCGTGTAACTACCGCTGAAAGTACGATAACGTCTCAAGGGTCGTCGATTACTAGTCTTACTAATACAATTAACCACCCTACTACTGGACTTGCTACTAGGGCTTCGTCGGCGGCTTTAAGTGCTTTAGATAGCCGTGTGTCTACTGCTGAAGGCACGATAACGTCTCAAGGGGCGTCGATTACTAGTCTTACTAATACAATTAACGACCCTAGTACGGGTCTTGCTACTAGGGCTTCGTCGACGGCTTTGAGTGCGTTAGACACTCGTGTGACTAGTGCTGAGGGGACTATAACAGCCCAAGGTAACTCAATTACAGCTCTTCAGAGTACTGTAAATAATCCTACGACGGGTGTTGTGGCTACAGCTAACGCTGTTAGTTTGTTAACCACCGAGATATTCCCTAACGGTACAGCTCAAGCTTCGTACATTGACCAAGTTAATGCTGCGGTTGGTACTAACACAGCGGCTATTCAAGCTGAAGCTACGGCGCGTGCAAATGCTGACGGTACTCTGTTTGGGCAATACACAGTAAAGGTCGACCTGAACGGATACGTATCTGGTTTTGGACTCGCTTCGACTGTCAATAACGCGACGCCAAGTTCTGAGTTTATTGTTCGCGCCGATCGGTTCTCAATTGCGTCGCCGGGTCAGACGACGATTATTCCGTTCATAGTGCAGACAAGTCCTACTACTATCAACGGGGTTCCTGTAGACCCTGGTGTCTATATAACGGATGCTGTTATTCGAAACGGTACTATTACTACCGCTAAGATTGGGTTAGCCCAGATCGATGACGCCAGGATTGCTAGCATAAGTGCAGCTAAGATCTCGACTGGTTCTTTAGACGCCGCTAGGATTACTGTAGACAACGTTACTCTTGATAGCTACTACGACGGCTCTATCGGGCGCAATCGGCTTTATATTCCGGACCTCGGAGTAAAGACTGCCAAGATCGATAACTTAGCCGTTAGCACCTTAAAGATTGCTGGGGCGGCCATCACGGTTCCCCAGGTATATACCTCCGGTGAGATATTAGTGTCTAGCGCTATCGTTATGACGGGCGGTGGTCCGTCGTACACGTATAACTACGTTGGCACTGGCAACGGTGACTACGTTTATGTTTACGATCCGTGGTACGGTATTCAGGACTACTTCTTTGTAGGCGCTGGCAACGGTGACTACACTCGTACGGTAACCAACACTACGCCTACGTTTACTGGTGCTACGTTAGTCATGGAAACGCCGCAGATTAACATCGGCGTTGATAGTACAGCTGCATGTCAGTTTGTGTTCTACGCAACCATGGATGCCGCTCACACGTTAGATTGTGGTCAACATCTGTTTATGATGATGGACAAGTATGACGGTAATGGGTACCTGCTTATTGGTGAACAACGTGTTGGTACTAGAACCTATAGCGGTGACACTAAGGCTATCCTGCCAATTACAATGACGTATACCGGTACGGCGTTGCAAAACGTACGAATCAAAGTGGTTTCTGGCACTCGGTTGGTTGACGGCAACCCGGGACAAGGTAGCAACTCTTCGTACTTGAAAAACATTACTCTCTCGGTGATGGGAGTTAAGAGATGACGGTTTTAGTATTCGATACTACTGGCCGCTGTACGATGGCCATCGAAGGGGACATTGCTAACGAACAACTGGCTGAATATCCAGCTGTTGTTCGTATTAGCGGGCATGTAAACCCGGATTCGGTTTGGTATGATTTTGAAAACAATAGGATGGGGTACCGCCGTCACTTTGTTCCTACCATCTCTACTAATCTCGTTAGTAACCTGCCAGTTGGAACCAAGGCGCTTGTTAAGGGAGAATGGGTAGAAGTTAACGACGGTTCGTTGGAACTAGAAGTTGACTACAGTGAATTAGTATCTGTAGTGCTTACTCATGTTAGGCTGTTAAATATGACTGTGCGGGTGCCTTGTGAAGCTGCGAGTTAAACAGAATTACGCAGAATTGCGTAGGGATGAATACCCAGATATCCGCGAACAGTTGGATGCTCTGTGGAAAGGGGACGTAGCGCTTGAAGAGATGCGCCAGCGCATCATGGACGTGAAGGCACGCTACCCTAAAGAGCTAAAAAAAGACGCCTAGGAGGCTGTATGCCCGCGAAAATTAGGGTTGGGGACGGAGTTCCAAAGCAGTTTAACCTGGCCGGTCATACCATTACAGTAATAAATATTCCGAAAAGTAAGTGGAAGCACGGGGCAAATACTGTTGGTATGTGGTTGCCAGACATGTATCGGATTGAGCTGTTATCGTCTTTAAAAGGTACTAACCGCCAACAGGTTTTCATGCATGAAGCCGTGCATGCGGTTTTAGATGTTGCTGGTTACTATCAGTTATCAGCAGATGAGGCATTGGTGGATAGGGTGTCACACCTCCTCCACCACATGCTCGTGTCTATGGAGTAGTTGTCAGTTTCTAGGGTCTATGTTGCATAGCCACTTTACATACCAACTGGCTTTGTTAGCTTCCTGAACTGGGTCGTCTTTTTTTCCATGCCGCCACAGGTAAGCTAAAGCGCTGCCTTTGCAGTACCCTTGGAATTCTTCTGGAGTTAGACAGGTACGTAGCGCATCGATACACTCGATGTCGCCTTTGTAGTGGCTTGGGTTTACTGCGTTGGTCGGTTTCTTTTTAGTTATCTTGAGCTTAGTACGTACCATGCTTTGTCTCCTGTGCGGGTTGAGCAGAATAATACAAATTAGTCATGGTTCCCAAGGTTCTTCTTCCGTTTCAAATTTAAACCACTCGCAAACTTCAAGCATTACAGCCTCATTGATCTGCTTTTCGATCTGCTCTTTTGTCGGCGCATCGTCGTGTTTGTATGCCCGACGCAGCCCCCGCGTCACACCGGCCTCGACGCACATCTGAATCAACTTGTAAGTGTCAGGTTTCATGCCTCACCCCTTGCGCGAATTGCGGCGGCGCAGTCCAAAACAGCGA